TTGTCTAAGGCTAGAGATAGTCTGATTGCAAAAATCAACCCAACTGCACATATTATTCAATCTGTCGGTGTTAATTCACAGTCAATTTATGTTGATAATGCGTTCCCACTGTTTAGTGCCTATGATAATAGAGCTACACCTAATCAGGTTCCTGGAACGGGTATCAACGTAGTTAAGTTTAATAATGTTGATCGTGCTGATGCAACGGTTACGGTTTCTGCTGGTGGTACAGTTGTTTCTCCAGTTATTACAGATCCTGGTGCTGGATATGAGTCTGTTCCCACCGTGTCTTTTGCTTCTACGATCCCACAGATCAAAGAAATTGGTAAGGACTGGACAGAACGTTCATCTTACACAGATATTGAATATCAAGGTGTTGCTAGAAACATCTTTGGTATTTTTGTTGCAGTCGGTTCTACAACAGGAATCAATACATCTGCCGATGGTAGAACGTGGGGCGATAGTGGAAACTCAACAACATTTGGTGATTTGAATGCAGTGGTTGGTATGAACACTCATACTATCATCGTTGGTGCATCTGGAACTGTTGGTTATTCTACTGATGGTAGAAACTATCAACCAGCTACAACTTACAGAAGAAGAAATGTCTTCCCTGTAGTATTTTTTGATGATATTACACTCTCTCAAAACTTTAATGATGTAACTTTTGGTCAGTCTGTGGGTGTTGCAGTTGGTGCCGCTGGAACCATTGCTTTCACAAAGGCTGGTGAAGCTGGATTTGGAACTGCATTTGAAGTTACTGCAAAATATACTTCAAATAATCTTAATGGTGTTGGTGCAAATGGGAATGTATTTGTTGCGGTTGGTGATAATGGAACTCTGTTGAGATCAAATAATGGTGATACCTGGACTGGTGTTACAACCACAACAATCACCACTAAATTTAATCATGCTCATTATGGTGGTGGCCAATGGATCGCTGTTGGTGCTGCGGGATCTATTATTAGATCTTCTGACAATGGATTGAACTGGAGTGTTGTTTCTGCTGGTGGTACATTTGATCTGACCCGTGTTGGTTATGCAAACAGTGTTTGGGTTGCTATTGGTCAGAGTGGAATGGTTCTAAACTCTGTTGATACAAACACTTGGTATAAAAAGTATGTTGGAGTTGGTACAGACTTCAATGGACTTGCATTTGGTGATAATAAATTTGTTGCAGTTGGACTTTCATCTTCGATCTATAGTTCCGAATTTGCAAAAGTGTCTGCCGCAGGAACAGCAACAGTTTCGGCTGCAGGAACAATTACAGCAATTACAATCAACGAACAAGGATTTGGATATGATCCAAATTCTCCTGTTGAAGTTCTTGTTGACACGGAACCTGTTGTTAGAGAAACTATTACAAGTGTTGAGGTTGAAGGTGACTATGGTGAAGTAGTTAGTGTTGCTACTTCTGCAACTGGAATTGGTACTGATAGTCCAATGCTCATCTTTGAATTAGATTCTGATGCATTCCTTGATCAGGCTGCATTTGGAAACATTGTAAGATCTGGAATCTCATCGAATAACTACTTTGTAGTTACTAACTCCGTAACAGGAGCTCCTACAACTTCGGTCACTGTATCAAATCAACCCATTGGTATTGGAACCACGTTCCTTGATAACATCTATCTAGTTGCTCAAAGAGAGAAATCAAACTCTGGTATTGTCACAGTTTACTGTAATGTTCAGGGTATTACTGGTATTGGCACAACTGACTTCGCGCCAAGAATTGGTAAATATAGTTGGGGTAGACTTTACAACTATCAGAGAGATAGATTGAATCCAAAGTCTTTCCCAGCAAATACTGGAAATGGTTCAATTGGAATCCTTACGGGTCCAGTTGTCAGTAGAATCACGACAGTGTTTGAAAATTATAATGATCTCGATGAGACATCATAAATAAACCTATAGAAAACTCGTAGTAAAATGCCCGCGATTATTTCTGATCAGTTTAGGATTCTAAACGCTGCGAATTTCGTTGCTGGTGTAGCGAATACCGCAAATTCATATTATACCTTCTTAGGTCTCCCCAACTCTGGGGATATTGGCCTAGGTTATGGTACTACTGATTGGAACTCTAATACTCCTGCTCCCAAAGATGGGTTCAAAGAGTATAATGATGATTATGACACCATGATTGCTTTGAAAAAGCTGAATACTGGTGATGTAAAGAGAATGGTTAGAAAGTACGCATGGACTGCGGGCACAGTCTATGAAATGTACAAACATAACTACACCAGAGAAAATCTTTCTCCACAGACAGCTTCTACAAACTTATATGATGCAAAATACTACGTTGTAAATAGTCAGTTCAAAGTATATCTGTGTATCAATAACGGTCAGGATCCTTCCAACCCTATTGGTAAACAGTCTCTTGATGAACCCAATTTTACAGATTTAGAACCAAAAGTAGCTGGTACTTCTGGTGATGGATATCTTTGGAAATATCTTTATACTATTAGTCCAAGTGATATTGTCAAGTTTGATTCTATTGATTACATTCCTGTCCCCGATGATTGGGGAACGGGAGACACTACTGATGTCAAGAATGCTTCGGTAGATGGAAAAATTGAAACGGCATTGATTGTAAACGCTGGTGGTGGATATCAACCAATTTCTACTACATTTAACAATATTCCTATTCTTGGTGATGGAACGGGAGGGAAGGCCTCTGTCACTGTTGATGCTCAAGGAAAAGTAAACAATATCACTGTTACAAATGGTGGTACTGGTTATACTAAGGGTGTCATCAACTTCTTCCCTGGCGCGCCTGGCGCAGAAACTGGTGGACCAATTGCAGGTTTGTCTGCTGTTGGTGTTGGAACCACTTCTGTTGCCGAATTTGAAGTTATTATTCCACCTCGCGGTGGTCATGGTAGTGATGTTTATAAAGAACTTGGTGCATTTAGAGTCCTTTTATATTCTAGATTTGAGAATGATGCTGCCAACCCAGACTTTATTGTTGGAAACGACTTTGCGAGAATTGGTGTTGTAAAGAATCCAACTACAGAAGCTGGAAGTATCTTACAACAATCTAGAGCTAGTGCTTTGGTTGGTTTGAAACTGCAACCAATCACTCCAGGTGGTGACATTACAGCGACCAACTTCTCTGTAGATACTCCAGTTTATCAAACAATTGGTATTGGTTCTACTGCTGTTGGTTACGTTGCAAGTTGGGATAGTGCGACAGGTGTATTGAAAGTTTATAATCCAGTTGGATTGGCTTCTACATCTTATGGTTACAGAATGATTGACTTTACATCACAGATTGGTGTAGGAGGTAGTTATGCACTTTCTGGACAATCAGCTGGTGCAACTTTGGGTATCAATACAACTTTCGGTACAGTTTCAAATCCAGGAACTGCAACCACAGTTGGTAATGCTTTAGTTCAGTTGGGTCAAAACTTTATTGAAGGTGTGGCCTCACCAGAAATTAAAAAATATTCAGGTGAGATCTTATACATAGATAACAGGGCAAGCATTCAACGTAGTGCTTCTCAGAAAGAAGACATTAAAATCGTTTTAGAGTTCTAAGAACATGCCACAAGAGACAAATCTCAACGTAAGTCCTTATTTCGACGATTTTAATGAGGACAAAAATTTTAATAGGATTCTCTTCAAACCTGCAAGTCCAGTACAGGCTAGAGAATTAACTCAGCTTCAAACGATTTTACAAAACCAGATCGAAAGATTTGGTCAACACTTTTTTAAAGAAGGATCTCAGGTAATTCCTGGCCAAGTTGCCTATGATCCTCTTTACTATGCAGTAGAGTTAGTAGATACTTTTTTTGGTGTATCAATTTCCAACTATCTTGACAAGTTAGTTGGTAAAGTTATTAGAGGTGAACAATCTGGTGTAGAAGCAAAAGTAGTAAATTTTGTAATCAATTCGGATTCTGATAGGGGAAATAATACTCTATATGTAAAATATTCTAAGTCTGGAAACGATTTTAGTTCCGATAAATTTATTGACGGCGAAAACTTAATTGCTGATACTGATATTGAGTATGGTAATTCAAGAATTATTGCAAACAATCCGTTCGGAGCTTGTATTCCTTCTAATGCAACTTCAATTGGTTGTGCAGCTTCCATCCAAGAAGGTGTTTACTTCATTAGAGGTTTCTTTGTAAAAGTACCTTCAAATACAATTATTCTCGATCAATATGATGCAAGACCCACACTAAGAGTTGGTCTGTTCA